CACACCTGTTTAATGTCATTTCAACTATGTCTAATACCAGCAGGGTAGTTGTATGTGAGGGTGAGTTTGATGCGATAGTTATGGAGGCTAACTGCCAAGTGCCAGCAGTAGGAGTGCCTGGTGTTGCTGCTTGGAAGCCTTATTATTCAAAGTTATTCAATGGTTTTGATATGGTTTATGTAGTCGGTGACAATGATGTTAAAGAAGATGGGACTAACCCTGGAGCTGAGTTCTCTAGGCGTGTCGCAGGTGAGTTAATCAACTCACAAATCGTACAATTACCACCAGGTATGGACATAACAGACTTCTATCTGGTGAATGGACAAGAAGCAACAGCCAACCTAGTAGGAGGAGTATAGTGAGTGACTACAAAGAAGGAATTGACTCAGATGGCAGAGTATCTGAAGGAATTGGGGATGGTAATAGTTTCCATAGACTTCAAGAATGGTACTATTACAGTCAAACCGATTCCGACAAGAAGTTAGATTCGGAGTTCGTTGCTAATGTGTGGCGAATCCTTGACACAGCAGGTAATTTGCTCATCCGCAAACATAAAGATTATGGTCCAAAGAACATCTCTCACAGTCCAGGTGGAGCACTCAACGGATTACGAGTGCGTATGCACGACAAGGTGGCTAGAATCAATCACCTCGTTGATAGTGAAGTCGCTCCCTCAAACGAGTCACTCAGAGATTCTTTCCTAGATCTACTTAACTACTCTGCTATTGCAATGATGGTACTAGATAAGACTTGGCCTGAGATACCTAATGACTGATATCCACCCAGCTATTCTTGATATAGCTCCCAGCGTAGCCAATACTATCTGTCGTAGGTTTCGCAACTATGTAGATAGAGACGATGTAAAGCAGGAGTGCTACGCCTGGTATCTAACTAGAGTAGAACATCTAGATGGACTATTAAATGAAACTAATCCTATCCAAAAGGTAATCAATGAGAAGCGTATTGCTTGGCAGATGAAGCGCCACTGTGAGCGCTATGCTCGCAAGGAGAAGGCTGCTAAGGCAGGCTATCGCATAGGCGATGAAGCCTTCTATGACTCAGCAGTTATAGCCCAGCTATTGCCTCACGTAATTGCATCCATCGTAGATAATACAGTCTTAGAACAGGCACAGAACCTCATTAACGATGGTCAGCCACGTAAGCAGTCAGCTCCAGCAGAAGGTGGCAACCTACTTGCTACCCTGATAGATATAAAGAAGGCTTATCTAAAGCTAGAGATAACAGATAAAGATATTCTTATCAAGAGATACCACGAGAGCCTCACCCTTGAGGCTTTGGCAGAGTATCTAGGTTGTGCTGTATCTACTGCTGATCGTAGATGTCAGAGTTCTTTGCGTAAACTACAGAACAATGTGGGTGGGGAGAGTCCATACCAGTGAAAGAATCCGAGCTCTTCGATTATCTAAAAGATAAACACTTCCCCGACCTTGAGAAATCTGAAGGCGCTTTCGACTCCTTTGACTGCACTACCATTGAAAAGAATCTATACATTGAACTCAAGTGTAGGCATAGCCACTATCCAGACTTACTGATAGAAGAGATGAAGTATCGCAGGCTTATCAACCAAGCAGGAAGTATGGCTCCTTACTACATTAACTCCACACCAGAGGGTATCTATGCCTTTGATTTATCAAGAGTTCCAGAGCCAAGCTGGTCTGAGAAGTGGATGCCTACCACTACTGAGTTCTCTGATACTAGAAAGATTATGAAACTTGTCGGCTTCCTACACCTAGATTATGCCTTACCGCTATGACCGAAGGCTTCTATAAAACTGATACCTTCAAGACATCTAGTGATGATACTTGGAGCACACCTAGAGATTTCTATAATAACTTAGCGAAAGAGTTTAACTTTACCCTTGACGCTGCTGCCCTTGCCTCATCAACCCTTGTCCCTGATAACTGGTATGGACCAGATCATCCTGAGAATACTAGGCAAGATGCCTTTACTTGTTGCTGGTCACTAGATTCTGGTAGTGGTGTTGTATGGCTCAATCCTCCCTATGGCAGGACTATCGGTGAGTGGATGAAGAAGGCTAATGATGAAGCCAAGCACGGAGCTACTGTTATATGCCTTGTTCCTGCTAGAACTGATACTAACTGGTGGCATAACTACTGTATCCAGCACGAGGTTAGATTTATTAAAGGTCGCTTGAAGTTTGGTAATCAAAAGAACTCTGCGCCCTTTCCTTCTGCGTTAGTAGTTATCAAATGAGATACGAATATGAATGTCCAGCCTGCGGAAACATCCTCCTTGTTCTCCGCAGCATCCACGATATCGAAGTGGAGTATGACTGCCCTCAATGTTCCTCGACATTGAACCGAAGGTGGGAGTCCCCTCCCTCTCACTTTAAGGGTAAGGGTTTCTACTCCACCGATAAATAAGAAAGCCCCGCAGTTAGCACTCTTGGTCTGCGGGGCCTCTTACGCTAAGTGAAAGGATAAGTAACTCTTAGCTGTCCTTTAGTTTAGTAGTATCCGTGTTTAATAGCAAAGCGTTTAGCCTTACAAGGTGTTCCGTGACGCTTATCAATGTAACGTAAGCCTCGCAGTATTTGGATCGCAGGTTCTCTACTTCTTTCTCCAAGCATTTGAGCAATTCCGAAAGCTGAGCTTCCTTGCTGGTTGCTTGCGAGGTGGTCAAACCTGCTCTCACGGGTCCAAAGAAAGTGAAGGCACTCCCACTCTCCCCCTCTCCAACCAAACGCAACCCACGCGTATTGCTTTGCCAGTTTTCTGTTCTCACCCTTCTCCTCCCACGTTGCCTTCGTCCTGCTCATCTCCGTCTGCTTGCTCGGATCTAGATGTGTCGTTGTTTCTATCTGTAAGAACACCAAGACTAGAGCTAATACTGGTAGCGCCAGTAATGTCCAGCCACGTTTTTGCCATACTCTCATCAGCTAACCTCTCCTGCTCAAGTAAATCCTTGTATTGGTCGGGATACTGCTGAGCAAGGCGTGTTAAAGCCCTTGCCCTAGCCCTCTGATAGTTGCGTAGCCATACAGCTCGCTTCTCAGAGTAGGCTCTGCGTTTATCTATCGTTTTCATTGAGCTTATCCTCCCATACTATGAGCAGGTAGGCAAGGATAGTCATAAGTATTACGCCTAGAAATATCACGCCTTCTCCCTCTCACTTGTTATGGTAGCCAAGACTAGGGCAGTCACATCTATCTTATCTGTGATGAGCTTGAAATCGTCCTCGCTCTGCTCGTCCCATACACTCACTAGGATAGACCTATCAAGACCACGCCTGAACCAAGTGATAGCCTCGCTTACACTCGCCCCACCCCACTCCACTTCTGCCTTATGATCCATTACCTCATAGAAATTAACTGGCTTCATTATCCTTCTCCTCCTTATAGTTGATTAAGTTGATTTGATTTAGGGCATTGACCATACGAATTAGGTTAGCACCTGCCTCCTTCGCTTCCCCCTCCACCATTTGCTTTATTGCTAGTCCTCGGCATAGGTCTGCCTTAGCTTGATAGTATTCCTTATTCACTTGCTTCCTCCTGATTTGGTAAGCACCCCACGCAGTATGCGTAAGTGTGTATCTCCACATTTCCCTTGCTATCTGCCCACACAACATCATCTTCTTCTATGTCGGTGTAGCACTTTACGCAGGTGTATAGGTTAGGCGTTCTCATTACCTTCCTCCTCCTCTTTCATCTTGATTAGGTCATCTATCTCTGGCTCATACTTTATCTTACTCATTATCTCCCTCTCTCTCTCTTATCGGTTATCTTGCTTATGATTACTAGCCCTAGATAGATTACTAGGGCGTAGATAATAACCTGCATTAAAGCCCAAAAGCCCCCCACCTGCACGCTAGTTAGGCGCTCTAGTATGAAGTCAAGGCTCACTTGCTCGCCTCCTCTTTTTCGAAAGTCTCTGCCCATTCTTGGGTGTAGAGCGTTAAAGGTAATTTCCTCTCCCTCGATAGTTTCATAACATCTTCAAGGGTTTCAAGGTCTCCGAGGTGCTTGGTGTCTCCACTCTCCCACTCGAAAACCTGCCAATAAATACCGTGTCCCTCTGTTTCGTATGCTTTAATCACGCGTTCCCCCTTAAATCCACTCGTGGCGGATAGTGTAAGCCCCGCGCTCTTCATATCCATATAACACAGCAGACACAGAATAGACCACGTGGAAACCCATATCCATACCGCAACCGCCAACACGGATAACACGTTGCCCGTTGCGCTCTTTAATCGTGCCAATGTCTAACTTTCCGACATAATAGGTCACATCTACGATTTCACCCTCTACCGCAGCGAGTACTTTCATATCCCTAGACATACCAGACGAGGAAACGCTCTTGAGGTTTGTGTAGAGTGTCGGCTTGTTTTGCTTGTTTAATATGCTTAAAAGGTAAACGCGAGCGTTCTCCCTCTCTTGCTCTTTCTGCGCTTTCTTGCTAAGTGTTGCGTTCATTTCTTATCCTTTCATAATTGGAGGCTAGTCCCTCCCCTCCCCCGTAGGATAGTATAACCCTACGAGGAAAGGCAAGCACTACGCTCTTATTTCTTCGATGATTACCGCTTCACGGTCTTTCGCCTCGCAATAGGCGCGAGCCTTAGCGCTGGTAGTAAAGGTCTCACGGTAAGGAATCTCCGCCCCGAATCCATAATAACCCGCCTTCCAGTTATGAGCCCCCTCTCTCTTAATCCAGTAATACCAATGAGCGCGGGGCGTTCCCTTGATAGTGATTTGGATCCTGCCTATACGCGTTCCCCATTTCATTAGATAGCCTCCTTAATAATCCCGCGCTTCATAGCTTCAACGCTCCAACAATTACCGCAGAGCGCAACATTGTAATTAGATACATTTCCCTCATTAAATACATCAAAAGACTTTCCACACTCATCACATTTTTTAATCATTACTGCCTATCTATGAGCCCACTTTGAGCCCATAAGACGAGGATAGCGGAGGCTCTTCTATCTTGTCAAGTGTCTAGAAGAAAATCTTTCTAGGGCGTGTCGGTCTAGGTTGATACTGTAAACCTTTACTTGAGGTTGAGGGTTGAGAGCAGGGCAGGGCTCCAGCCTTATCGGGTAGGGCAGGGAGGCAGGGCAGTTTATTAAATAAGGCTAGGGAATTATTAGCAGAGATGGGCGCTAGATAAGGTTAAGGGTGAGCGCTAGATAGTGCCAGAGTGTTAGCAAGCCCATAAAAAATTACCAGCAACCAGCAACGCTCAAGGCCTATACCGCGCAAGGCCAGCCACAACAAAAGCCCGACCCTAGGTGATTAAACTGTGTGGTATGTATAGTATGTACCTTCACTAGATTTTTTTCCTAAAGTGAACCTTGATCATCTAGTGTCCTAGTTTGTCCGTATTTATCTGTGAGGTCTGTCACAAAACAAAGATTTATTTGCAGAAAGCGGGAAATGAGTATTTTTTCCCGCCTAATACAGTATAGGAGCAGTAAGCGGAATGGTTGTAGCTTACTGCGGGCTACGCTCACGCTACGCCCCTCTAAGGGCTGTAGCGGACTTACCCCTCACTTCGTTGTGACTCGTTCGGGCGCTCAAGCCCGATGACGAGGCGCAAGTCGCCTCATTTAGTTGGGTGTAATCTATCTATAATTTAGGAGCCTGCTATTTCTAATAACACTGCTGATATAGCTAAAAGGGTAATCCTTAACGCTGTAGCAGAAGGTATGACTATAGAGACGGCTTGCGGTGAAGCTGGTAAGTCTATGAAGACTTATGAATACTACCGCAGATCCGATAAGGTCTTCGCAGATAAAGTTGATAGAACCCGCCTAGGACTTCGTTCCAAGAACTTTGCAGCTACCGATGTCCACGACCTCGGCTTTGCCGAGTTCCGCCAGAAGTTCCTTCATCAGACTACCTTCCCTCACCAGCAGAACCTGGCAGATGTTATAGAGGGTAGGGACCCTTCTTGGCACCATCCCGCTATGAAGTTTGAAAAGGGTCTAGCAAGTAACCGTATCCTTATCAACATCCCTCCAAACCACGCCAAGTCAATTACGATTACCGTAGATTATGTAACTTGGAAGATAGTCCAGAATCCTAACTTTAGAGTCTTGATAGTATCCCAGACTCAGCAGCTTGCAGCAGACTTCCTATATGCTATCAAGCAGCGCCTTACCCATCCGATGTATGAGACCCTACAGCAGGCCTATGCTGCTGGTGTCGGCTTTAACTCTAAGTCTGCTACCTGGACTACTACTAGAGTCACCTTTGGTGATGAACTCAGAGAATCATCTGAGAAGGACCCAAACCTAGAAGCTGTAGGTATTGGCGGTCAGATATACGGTAAGCGTGCCGATATGATTATTGTTGATGATGCTGTTACCTTAAAGAACGCTAATGAATTTGAAAAGCAAATCAGATGGCTTACCCAAGATGTCAGATCACGTCTTAACCCTACTGGTAAGTTAATTGTTATCGGAACCCGCGTTGCCTCTGTAGACTTATACAAAGAACTACGCTCTCCTGATAGATACCCTGGTGGTCTGGTCCCTTGGACATATCTGGCTATGCCAGCATTACTTGAAACCAATGAGGACCCCACCAAGTGGGTAACTCTCTGGCCTAACTCAGACCAACCCTTTGATGGACAGAAAGACTCTGATAAGACAGAAGAGGGTTTATATCCTCGCTGGAACGGTAAGCATCTCTATGCAGAACGTCAAGCTATGGATGCTCAGACTTGGGCTTTAGTTTATCAGCAGCAAGATGTTTCAGATGATGCCACCTTTGACCCTGTATGTGTAAAGGGCTCTATTGATGGTATGCGTAAGTCAGGTAGGCTCCAGATGGGAGCCCCAGGCCATCCTAAAGATTTAACTGGTTTTTCTTTTGTATGTGGGCTAGACCCTGCAATGGTTGGTGATACTGCCGCTATCTGCTACGGCGTAGATCGCATTACTCATAAGCGCTACATTGTAGATGCTATCAAGATTACTAGACCAACACCTGCTCAGATTAGACAGTTGATTATTGATTGGACCAACGTCTATGCTCCTGCTGAATGGGTTGTAGAGCGTAACGCTTTCCAGTCCTTCTTAACTCAGGATGAAGGTATCAGACAGTTCCTAGCATCTAAGGGAACAGTCCTTAGAGAACACCATACTGGTAATAACAAATGGGATGCAGGCTTTGGTGTAGCTTCTATGTCAACCCTGTTTGGAACTAAGCAGCAAGATGGTAAGCACCACAGAGATAACATTATTCATCTCCCATCAGATCAGACCGAGAATGTAAAGGCTTTAATAGAACAACTTATTACCTGGTCACCTACTACTAAGGGTAAGACCGATATGGTGATGGCTCTATGGTTCTGTGAGATTAAAGCTAGAGAATGGCTTAATAACGGAATACATACCACACACCATATGAAGAATCCATTTTTGTCTCGTCACGAGCGAGGCAAGCGTCTAGTAATAAACATAGACGAGCTGTTAGCAGAACAACAACGTCAATTCATCTAAGGAGCAATTATGCCAAAAGTAGGAAAAATGGAATTTCCATATACGCCAAAAGGTAAGAAGGCCGCTAAGTTGGCTAAGAAGAAAGCTGCTACTAAGAAGATGGGTAAGAAGAAATAATGACAAAACAAGTCAAAGTAAAGCCAGGTTTAGCATATACAAAGTCTGGCGTAAAGAAAATTTCTGGAACTGCTACAACAACATCAGTAGCAAAAACAAAAAAGCCAAAAATAAGTTCAAAGATGACCTCTTCAGTAGGTTCTTCAAAAACAAAAAAACCTATAATTGGCAATATGGCTGGTTCGCTTTCTAAGTTAAAGAAGCGCAAGTAATGGCAAAGCTTGATGATTTTATTGCTAAGAAGAAAGCTGCTACTAAGAAGATGGGAAAGAAAAAATAATGGCAAAAAAGAAAATGAGTCCACTTGATAAAGTGGCAAAGCGCTTTAACGTTACCACACGTGAAGTACGTGATATTGTAACAGCAGTTTCAACTTTAGGTCGCACTGTTGCTGATTCAAATGTAAGAGGTCGTGGCTTGGATGTAACCAAGCGCGGCAAAACAGTTGGTAAAACATATAGCGGAAGTGATACAAGAGCAAAAGCAGGAAGAAACCTTGCAAAGCAAGTTGGCGAAGTTTACACAGCAGCAACTAAAGGCAAGAGTGGAACCAAGTCTGCTAAAATTAAATCTATCAAACAACCTAAATCGGGCGTAACTTTCAGAGAACAATATGCAACTGAAACAAAACGTAAGCAAGGTAGCAAGAAGTAATGCCAAATCATTACGGCACTAAGAAGAAGATTCCTTCTAAGAATAAAAAAGGTTCTGTTCCACCAGATTACGATGTGATTCTACCTGGTATGGGATACACCAAGCCTACCAAGAAGAAACAACCAAAGAAAATTAAAAAGAAGTAAGGACAAATGCTTACAACCAAAGAGGTTATTGCTAAGGTATCACGGTTACAGACTAAGTACTCAGCGCGTGATCAGCGTATGCGTGACGTGCTATCTGTGCGCCAAGGAGATATAAGCAAGGTCTATCCTGCTATGTTCTCTGAGGAATACCCAAAGCCTCTGGTTGCTAACTTCGTAGATGTAGCTGCACGTGACTTAGCAGAGGTAATGGCACCACTGCCATCCTTTAACTGCGCTGCTACCAATATGGTTTCAGACTCTGCACGCAAGGCTGCTGATACTAGAACTCGTATTGCAAATTACTTCGTATCAGGCTCAGAGTTACAGATTCAGATGTATCAGGGTGCTGACTGGTTTAACACCTACGGCTTACTACCAGCAATGGTAGAGATGGATTATGAGACAAACAATCCTAGAATCCGCTTACTAAATCCTTTTGGTGTCTACCCTGAGATGGACCGCTTTGGTCGCTGTATCTCAATTACTCAAGTAATGAATACTGATGCAGAGACTCTAGCAATGCAGTATCCAGAGTTCTATAACCAAATTATTACAAATAAGAACTATGCAAATAGCTCTCCTTATATCACAATGATTCGCTACCACGATAAGGACCAAGATTTAATCTATGTTCCAGATCGTAACAACTTAATTTTATTAAACCTACCTAATGCCATTGGTAAATGTTTAGCTCGCGTTGCAATGCGTTCATCCCTAGACGGAGAAGCACGCGGTCAGTTTGATGATGTTCTAGCAGTACAACTTGCTCGTGCTCGTTTTGCAGTATTACAGATTCAAGCAGCAGAGAAGTCTATCCAAGCACCTATTGCTATTCCGCAAGATGTACAGGAACTAGCCCTTGGTCCTGATGCGATTATGCGTTCTGCTAATCCGCAAGGTATCCGCCGTGTTCCATTAGAACTTCCACCTGGAGTCTTTACTGAGTCCAGCGTACTAGAGCGAGAACTACGTTTAGGTTCACGCTATCCAGAAGTACGTAGCGGTAACGTTGATGCTTCAATCATTACAGGTCGCGGAGTACAAGCCCTACAAGCTGGCTTTGATACACAAGTACGTGCAGCACAGGCACAGTTTGCAAGACTATTTACCGAATTAGTATCTCTCTGTTTTGAGGTGGATGAGAAAATCTTTGGTTCTATGACCAAGGAAATCAAGGGAGTAGATGACGGTACTCCGTTTAATATGAAGTATGTACCAAGTCGTCAGATTGCTGGTGAGTACGGAGTAGATGTCCGTTACGGCATTATGTCTGGTATGAATCCTAACAATGCAATTATTGCCTTACTACAGATGCGAAGCGACAAACTCGTATCAAGAGATTATGTACGCAGAGAAATTCCTATGGAGTTAAATGTCACTCAAGAAGAGCAGCGTGTGGATATTGAAGAGATGCGTGATTCTTTGCGTCTTGCTGTTGCTCAGTATGCTCAGACCATTCCAGCACTTGCAGCCCAAGGTCAAGATCCTTCTCAGATTGTTTCTAGAATCGCCGAGGTTATTAAGGGTCGCCAAAAGGGTAAACAACTTGAGACGATAATTGAAGAAGTATTTGCTCCAGAGCCAGCTCCAGAAGTCCCAACAGAAATGATGGGCGAACAAGTTCCAGCAGCAGGTATGGCCCCCGTTCCTGCCTCGCAGCCAACTCCAGAACAAATGGGTGCGGCCCCTGCTGCTGGCTCTCGTCCAGACATAGCGTCATTACTCGCATCTATTGCAGGTTGAGGGAGGTGTAATATGAATACAAAAAAAGGTGGTCGTGAAAAGGCTCCAATGCAGAAGCCAACTGAGGGCAAGAAAGATATGAAGAAGCCTACAGGCGGAAAAGTAGCATTTGGATATGCTCCAGCAGGTCGTAAAGGCAAGAAGGCTTAATGTTATTAGTTGGGAGGATAGAGCGTGGAAGATAAAGATTACGTACCACGCTCTGTCACTCTCGCAGATTTTTTTGTAATCGTATCAGGTTTCTTTGTGAATATAATCCGAGCTGTAGAGATGCTCGCATCAGAACTTTTAGATTTAGCAGTGTATAACGCAAATAGAACAACGAAGGTTTCCAAAGTGTGGGAACAATTTACATCAGATTTAGAAAAGATGGAGGATCCAAATGGCTAGAGGCCCACTCGCAGGAGCAGCAGGCCCAGGCAAATTCTCCAAGAGGACAGATGGTATGTCATTTCAGTCTACAGAGTATGGCTCAGGTGTTGAGAACACTGCTAATAAAGCAGGAGCTCCACTAGCTAAGACTCCAGATGTGCGCCCTACATCTCAATCAAGTATGGGTATGGCTCCAAGTCAGATTACTCCATTGTATGCTGATTCACAGCGCCCTGATGAACCAATTACTTCTGGTATTGCAATGGGTGAAGGTCCAGGACCAGAGGCTATGGGTATGCAACCAATACAACAAGAAAGAATTTCTGACATTTTAGCTACTATGCTTCCTTATGACCAATCAGGAGAAGTAGAGATTCTTTATCAGCGTGCATTAGCGCGAGGTATGTAGTGGCTCAAGAGAACCTACAAGCTGCAGCTCTTCGTGCAAATCTAACCCCTCAGCAAAAAAAACAAATTGATGGTTTAGGTAAACTTCTTAATACTCATAAAAACTTACTTGCTATGCCATCAACTGTTGCACAACAGCAATTTAATCAATTACCGCAAGGCCAACAAAATGCTATGGTTGGCTTACTTGGTGGAGATGAAGACCCAGTAAATCCGCAACGTGGTTGGCTTGGTAATGCTAAACACTATGCAGGTATTGCCGTCAAAGAGACTTTAGGTCGTGGCCTTTCTGCCCTAGGTGAAGCGTCAGATTTTATGACTCGACTTTATCGCACAGGTGCTATTGCTTTAGACCAAGACGTTAACATATCAAAGGCTTTTGATATTGCAAACGATAAAGGTGATTCAGTATTCTCTCCTTCTCGTATTACTCAAGCAAAAGCAAAGTATGGCTCAGACAGAGTTGACATTGCTATGCGTATTGCTAAGGGTGAAAGCCTGGACGCAATAATTGCATCAGGAAATGAAACTCAAAAAGTAATTGCAGCTAATGCTGCCCAGAAAAAAGATGATTTATTCCAAGATGCGCTAGATGCCGTTCAAGCGTCCAAGTATTCACCAGGTCGTCAGTTAGCAAACTTATTACTCCCTGAGCAACTTGAAGGTTCTGGCGCTTTATACAAAGGTATATCAGGTTTTGTTGATGCTTCTTATAGGTTCTTTGCAGATCCTACTTTAATTCTTGGTAAGGCTAAAAAAGCCTACGATGCTGGTGACTATCTGTTATTTAACGTACTAGGAAAAGAAAAGTTTTCCTATGGACGTAACCTTATGTCCGTTGTTGGTCCTGAAAATACACAGAACCTAGATAGAGTGTTTTCTAATCCAGGTGTAACTAAGTTTTTTGACGAGTATGGCAAGGCTTTGGAAGATTTATCTACAGCTCGTAGCGCTAGAAACCCTATTGCTGGAGAAGAAGCATCTAAACGCTTACGTAGATTGTCTCCAGAGTTTGGACCTGCAGCAGTAGATGAGTTTATTAAAGCTGGTGTTAAAGATTCTGCAACAGCAAAAGGTTATCTACAAAATGTTGTTGACGTTAAAACCATATTACAAGGCCAAGCAGCGCGAAGAGCGCCACTTGTTCCAGTCCTTAATGCTGCACGTAAGGCTAGAATTGGTTTCTTTACCACAACCGATAAAGTACTTAACATTGATGCTGTAGGGCGTAGGGTTGTTCAAGCTCTTTATGGCGCAGAACCGCAACTTGCAGATGTGGCAACAGGCTTAACTCAACGTGCAGATGAGATTGCAGATGTAGAAGCCTTTGTTGGACGTATTGGTGTGCGCCGTATTGAAGAAGAAGGCGGCAAGGCAGTATTTAAGAAGGGCAAGGATGGCTCATTTCGTATGCCACTTGCACAGATTCAAGGTCGCTTAGATAGATTTGCTCGTAAGTTTACAACAATTCCGTATTTTCCTAATGGGTTTTTTGACCCAATGGCTGCGGCTGCTCCAGATCAGATATACCGTATAGCTCGACTTGCTAATACTCGTTATCATTCACGTATTATTGCTGAGACTTTTAGTGCAGGTAATGAAGGTCAACGCCGTCAAATATTCAAAGGACTCTATAATACTGTATTTGAAGTGCGTGGTCTAACAAAGTCCACAGGAGCACAGCGTTTCGTTGGTTCATTCAATAAGATTGCTCGCAAAGACCAATATTCTGCAGGTATAACCGTAAGAAACGTTGATGAGGCTACAGGTAAAGTAAGTTTTACTAAATACTCACCATCAAACTTTGATGGCGAACAACTTGCTATTAAAGATTGGCAGTTAGCAGAAGGTATTGCTGCTCCATCTGTAAGCGATATTGATAAATTTGCAGTTAGGTCTGGACTTATTGATGGGATTATGGGCATCTCCCATAAAGACTGGGCTAATAAGCTAACATCAGGCTGGACTATTACAACCCTTGCAGGCCCTCGCTTTCCTATACGTAACGCATCTGAGGATTTAGGTCTCCATTTATTGGTAGGAGATTCTGCTTGGGGTATTGTCAAAGGTCAGTTCATTGCTCGTAAATATGCAGCAGCAAAAGGTGATATGGGTTTCATAAATCGTCTTTTTGCTGCACGTTCTGCTAAGAAATATACAGATGAAATAACAAAAGGTATCGAAGCTGGAGATGTGAACGCAGCTCGTAAGGTGACATCTAGGGCAGTTACAGAGTCTAAGTTTGTTAATTATTTTGATGATGAGATTGGTGAGTATGTTAGCGATCTTGTAACATATTCTGATGCAGATAGATTTTTGGGTGACCTTGGAGAAGGCGCTAAAAATGCTTTTAGAGGAACAGACCGTTTTATTCAAGTAGCAGACGATGTAGAGCAATTTGGAAAACTTGGCGCATTAGAAATTGATGGCGTAAAATATACTAAGTCTTACGGTAAAGGTTATACAAATATCAACCCTGCTGCGAGTGACCAGTCCTTAATGAGTCTTTATGCGCTTTTAGGTATTGAAGCCAAAAGTCCAATGTCGTCTTTAGTTATTAAGAATATTGTCCCTGGTAATATTGATGATAACGCCAAAGCAGTTACTGCTCTTAGGCAATATTTAGATAATCTGTCACCTAAAGAACTTAATAAGTTTGAAGCCATTCAAAAAGGTTATTCAACTGAAGTATTGGCACGCAAGAATGTAGAAGATATTCTTAATTTATTATCTACTCGTGATGGTGGCTTTAACATCAAGTTATTAAATAAAATTCGTTTCACTGACGAATCTGGAGACGTAGTAGTCTCTGCTAAAAATCTGAAGTTTAATGATATGCGTAGATTGTCCGAAGAAGGACTTACTCCAGAATTTATTTATGGCCCAGAACTTATACCGATATCAGATACAGGACAGTTTCTGCCATCCATAAGCGAAAAAGTGTGGGATATAATGGGCCAAGCTAATGCTCGTCTATCCCGTCACCCTATTGGCCTTGATGCTTATGCAAAGGTTCGCAAAGATATGCGATCTTCAGGTCTTGAGGCTCATTTAATTAAACAATTAGGTGAGGAAAACGGTAAGAAATACATTACTGAAATGGCGCAAGAGATGGCAACCACTCGCGTTCTTTCTTTTGTTGATAATCCAGCAGTGCGTAGTCAACTTGCTATGTCAAGTCGTAACTTCGCTAGATTCTATCGTGCAACCGAAGACTTTTACCGCCGTATCTATCGTTCCGCTAAATATAACCCAGAGTCTATCCAACGCGCAGCGTTGACTTATGAAGGCATTGCTCATTCTGGCTTTGTACAGACGGATGATAATGGAGACCAATACTTTTTCTACCCAGGTTTAACTCCTGTGTATAAAGTTATGAACAAGGTAGCTACTGTCTTTGGTATGCCAGAGGCATTTAAGGCACCAATACCTGTTGAGTTCGGTGGTAAATTAAAGATGATTACACCATCAATGAACCCAGACTCTTTGTTCCCAACATTTGCTGGTCCTATTGCAGCATTGCCGTTACAGTTAATTTTCCGTGCAGTACCTCAACTAGATAAGATTGAGTCTGCTCTTGTCGGTCAATATGGTGAAGACCAACCACTTATCAATGCGGTGCTACCTGGTCACGTGAATAAAGCATTGGCTCTGTTAAACAAGGATGAACGTTCTAGTCAATACGCTTCAGCGTTTCGCAAGGCTGCTACTTACCTAGAGGCTGCAGGCTATGGTGTTAAGCCTAAGATTAACCCTGAGACTGGCCTTGAAGAAGCGCCAACGCCTGGTGAAGTTCAAGCATATAAAGAAAAACTAGAAGCATCAACAATGACCGTTCTTGGTTTACGTTTCCTATTTGGATTCGTAGCCCCAGCATCGCCTCAGCTAACCCTTAAAAGCGAAATGGCTCAATGGGTGCGCGATAATGAGCGTACTTCATATAAGCAGGTCTTTAATCAGTTACTAAACAGTTACAATGGCGATATTGACAAGACCACAAAAGAATGGATTCGTCTATTTCCAGACCAGATGCCATATGCTGTGTCTGAGTCTGACCGCACCACAGTTGCTCTGGTAAGATCTGTTAATGGCTCTGGTGATTGGATTGAAAAGAACAAAGACCTACTCAAGAAGTACCCAGAAGGTGCTCCATTCTTAATTCCTTCTGTAGGAGACTTTGACTTTGACTCTTATAGATTGCTATTTGATACAGGAATAAAGGTAAGTAAGACAACCTCTGACTTCTTGAGAGAAGTGCAGACTGCTAGAGATATCCAGTACTACTATCAACAAAAAGATTTATATGAAGCACAACTTACAAACATCTTTAATGACTCCGCTAAATCACAGTTACGCAAAAGATGGCAGCTATGGTCAGACCAATACAAAGGCACCAAGCCTCTAATGCAAGAAGAGCTAGGCTCTGGTGGCTCTCGCCAGATTCAACGCTATAAGGCTTACAAAGACCTTAGAGATATGCTCAATGATGAAGACATTAAGACTCAACCAAAAACAAGATCAGTCCTTCGTCAAATGGTTGCAGAGTTAGACAATTATCAGGTAACCAGAGATACTATTACAAGCAATACTGAGACCGCACAGAATTACCGCGACTTAATGAAAACAAATATTAAGGCTCGCTTAAAAGAATTAGCAGAGCAAGACCCAAATGCTCAGATGGCATTTGATGTTCTTTTTGCTAGATTGATAGGAGAGTAATCGGTGGCTAGACCTAAGAAATTAACCAGCGCACCTGGCCCTAGCGAAATTAGTACTTGGGACAAGCAGATTGTTCCTCAAGGAAGCACTATGGTTTCAGGCACTCCATCAACTGGCTTTGATGGTCAGGCTGGAATTGGAATAAATACTCAGGCTCAGGCTTTCTATAATCTTTCAGTAAAAGAAAGAGCCGTAATTGCTCAAGCACTAAAGAACGCTGGCTATCGCGGTTTCCCTACTAATGGTCTTTACAACCAAGCATTAGCAAACGCTTATTCAAGCGCTCTTATGGCAGCAGAAACTTCTGCTATGCAGTTAGGTCAGCCTTTTAATGATGCTTTTTTTACTGGATATCTAGGTCAAGAAATTGCTGCTCGTAGCGCTCTAACTACGGGAACTGGTGGACCAAGAGTAACAGAGCAAAGAGTTATTGCTACAGAAGACCAAGCCAAGGCTTTAATTGACACAGTATTCAAAGACCAATTTGGACGCAGTGCAAGTAAAGAAGAGATAAATAAATACACTAATGCTTTACAAAAAGCTCAAAAGAAAAGCCCTGTAGTAACAACCACTGCCAAAGTAGGCGGCAAGAGCGTTATCACAACAACAGGCGGCGTTAATTCAACACAATACCTTTTAGACAAAGTATCAGGAACTGATGAGGCAAAGGCTAATAAAGTTCTTGGCTTTTATGAGACATTTATGAAAGCGTTAGGTGCTGACTAATGGCCGTTGAAGAAGATATTAAGGCAAAACAAAACCAAGGTACTCAAGCAGAAACTGCTGCAGCCAATAAAGAAAAAATTGATGCTATTAAAAAGCGTAACGAAGAACTAAAAAAACGTCAAGCTGACGCAAAGCGTTCTCTCAGAACTCAGAAAATTATTTACGATGGATATATTCTTATATTATCTACTGGTAAAGAAAAAAATAAAACAATTTCTGAGGCTAGACGTTCTGAGCTTAGGACTGCTGCTGAAAATCTAAACACAAAAATTTCTAAATTAGAAAAAATTATTGCCCAGAAACCAGAAGTCATTAAGTTACCTACTGCGCCTAAACCTCAATCAGCAAAACCTACAGCAGGTCCTACTGGACCAGTAACTCTTCAGGCTACGAAAACTGCTGAACAAACAGCAAAAGATGAAGCAGATATTGCAGCAGGCAAAAAGACTCCTGGCGGCAAAGGCACTATGCCTGAATTTCCTACTGGTGGTGGAAAAGGAAATGCAGCACTAGGTTCTTTTGATGTGGGATCAGTTCGTATTGGCGAAAAAAAATCTATGGGAGAAGGAGCAGTTCCTGGTGTTCTAGAGGGAACTCCAAAAGATCTTAAGACCTTACTTGCAAGCACTGAATTTTGGTTTGATTTACCCGATTACATTTTTAATCTTGACCCAAAACTAGGTGAATTGCTTGTTAAGGCTGTTAATAATAACTACGATGAAGCAAGGTTTTTATCTGAAGCAAAGTTAACTACTTGGTGGCAAAAGAACGCTGCTCCGATACGAACACGTATTATAGCAAAAGCTAAGTATGATGAACTACGCGCTGCAGGAACCGATGTAGGTAACACAGAATATGCTTTAGATTCTGCTACCATTAAACGCAGTGTTCAATCACGCGCTCGTTCTCTTGGCGCTAATCTAGGACCAGAACAACTAGACCAGATTGTAAGCAAAATTTACAATGGCTTCTTAGAAAATGACACGCTTGCAATAGATTCATTTATTGCTCCGTACGTTGGTAAGATTACAAGTATCGTAGGAACAGGTCTGCCTGGTGCAGGAACTACTACTACTGGTTTTTCAGGACAAGCCTTACAGAATTATCAAACCTTGCAAGCTATAGCAAAAGCAAATGGTTTATCCATAAGGGATATACTTCCAGGCGTTTCTGCTACTACAACTGGTGGAGATCTTGAAACTGCAGTTCTGCAAAAATTAACACTTGGCGAATTAGACATTAACCGCATTGCTCAGGATGCTCGCATAATTGCTGGAACTGGGCAGCCAGAGTATGTTCGTAATCTACTTAATCAAGGTTATGATTTAGACCAAGTTTATTCTCCATATAAAAACATTATGGCATCCGTACTTGAACTAAATCCAGAAGAAATAGAACTTAAAGAATTATCTGGATATGGTCTGTTTTCTGATAAAGGCGGAAGTAATATCTATGACTTCAAACGGGCTCTCCGCAAGGATTCTCGTTGGCAATATACAGAGCAAGCTCGTGAGGAAGTTGCTGACACCACACTTGGCATACTTCGTGACTTCGGATTCCAGGGGTAGATAAATGGCTGAAACAAAATTTGGTGCATACTCACAAGCATACTACGGAGATGTAGTACAAAGCAGTACTCCAGCCAGTAAAGGCCTATCTCTGGTTGAGACAAACATATACAGTGGTAAGGCGCAAGCAGAAACTGACCCTAAAGTATTTGGTACCAAGACAGAGATGCGTCTTTGGAAAGATGGAAGACCAGCAACTGGTCTTATCAATAACAAACTCTATGAAAACGGAAAAGAATTATCCAAAGAACAGATTCAAGCTGGCTCCAATGTTAATTATGCTGGCATCGCAGGAGAACTTGCTACCCTTGGTCTAAGAACACCAACTGGTACAGGTGGCTCACAATTCGTTCGTGATGCTGCAGCAGAAAAAAAGTTCGCTGAAACAGTTAGAGCAAACCTCAAGGCTGGTCGTCCTCCTTTTGATGGAGTTGCAGGTACTGGAATACAACCAGTAGCAGACTTAAAGGCTTTGTCTGCTGCATCAGATGCAGACCTTGTCGCATTCGTTGGTGGTGTAAACAAAGAAGGTGTCCTTGGTTCTGGTTATGGAATCAATGCTTCTTATGACCCATACGCTAGCGCAACACCTGCTAAAAAATTACCTGGTACCACTGGATACGGCACAGGCGAGTACGGCGGCACAGGTCCACAACAGTATGTCAGAGGCTCTCGTGCAATTACTGAGTCGGACATACTTACACTTGGCAAATCAGTAGGAAATGCTACTAATGACCAGGCCGCTGCTGCTAAAGCACGCCAGCAACTTCAATCTATCTTTGAAAATGACCCATCTTACATAAGACGGGAACAGGCAAGAGATGCACTGTCCTATGGTCTTTCAGGTTATCCTGGAGACCCTGCACAAATGAGCACTTCTACGAGTGCTGGTGGTGCTGGTGGTGCTGGTGGTGCTGGTGGTGCTGGTCGTATGGTTAACGGTGTTATGACTTATACCGCATCTGATGGAAAACAATTTACAACTTCTGATGCTTATACTACATATCAAGCAAACCTTGATACTAAAAAAAAGGAAAGTCAATCTGCCTATGACTTACTCTTTTCAGAGTTTGACCGTTATGGTATGGGAGCTCTTGTAGAAGGGGTTAAAGGTTTTATTGTAGAGGGTCTATCAAAAGATGAACTTACTTTAAGGCTTCGAGCTACACCTGCCTATGAAAAACGCTTTGCTGCTAATGCTCAACGCATTAAAAAAGGATTTCGTGCTATATCTGAGGCAGAGTATGTTGGTCTTGAGGACCAGTATCAGAATGTAATGCGTCAATATGGTCTACCTGAAAGTTATTACACACGCGGAGATATGGGTCGTCAAGAAGGATTTGAGAAGTTTATCGGCGGAGATGTATCTGCTGTTGAGCTAGAAGATCGTATCCAGACTGCACAGAACCGAGTCATTAACGCTAACCCAGAAGTTTCTAAAGCACTTCGTGAGTTCTATCCTGAGATTACTGGTGGAGATATCCTTGCCTACACTCTTGACCCTGACAAGGCAATTACTAACATCAAGCGTAAAGTTCAAGCTGCTGAAATTGGAGCAGGTGCAATGCAGGCAGGTCTTCAAACTGGACTTGCTAGAGCAGAAGAACTGCAACGTTATGGCGTTACCAAAGAGACAGCTCAACAAGGCTTCGGAACTATCGCTAGTGGCCTAGAGCGTGGTCGCCAACTATCAAACATTTATCAACAACCTGACTACACTCAACAAGTAGCAGAGACAGAAGTCTTTGCCCTACCTGATGCTGATAAAGCACGCCGTCAAAGGCGCAAGTTAGGACAACTTGAGACAGCCACCTTTGGTGGCACCACTGGAATGACTGGTGGAGCACTAGACCGCGAACGCGCTGGTCAATACTAAAGCCTGCTAACGGGACGACTGGTCCGTTAGAGAGATATCAAAACCAGTAGTAGAAGCCATACAGAAATCCCCCGAATCTGTATGAGGTCTACGTAAACTAAAAAAGAAATGGGAGAAGGACCTATGTCCAACTACGACTACGAAGATGACGACTTTGATACCGATAACGGTAATGACCTCGTCAAACAGTTGCGAAAAGCAAATAAACAAAAAGAGAAAGAACTAGCTGACCTAAAAACTCAGTTTGAATCTATCTCTAAATCCAACCGTGAACGAGCAATCAAAGATGCGCTTGCTAGTCGCGGGGTAAACAGCAAAATTGCTGCATTTATCCCACAGGATATAGACCCAACTGAAGAGTCTGTATCTAAATGGCTGGAAGATTATGCCGATGTATTCGGCTATGAAACCCAGTCTAACCAGGCAACGCCTAATGTAGATCCAAAACAGGCTGCTGCATATCAACGGATGACCAATGCTGTAGAACAGGGAGTTACTCCTGAGTTCCAAGCAGACGTTCATCGTAAGTTGATGAATGCAAATAGCCGTGAAGAACTGGATGAAATTATTAGGTCGTCTGGTCTCTAAGACCGAACCTATCCGAAAGGTAAAATAAATGGCAATTCCTACAGGTACATTGACACAAATTTCGTCAATGCAAAACCTTGTACAGAGTGCGTACGATCAGTATGTTCGTATGGCTCTTCGCTCCATCCCAGTGATGCGTGCGTTGGCTGATGTTAAGCCAGTACAGCAAGCAATGCCAGGTTCGTCAGTTGTATTCTCCATTTACTCAGATCTCGCAACAGCGACTGGTACATTGACAGAAACTTCTGATGTTTCCTCTATTGCTCTTGGTAACCCTTCACAGGTTACTGTAACACTTAACGAGTACGGCTCAGCCGTAACAACAACCAAGAAGTTGAACCTAACTTCTTTCAACGATGTTGACTCAGCTCTTGCTGACATCATTGCATACAACGCTGCAGATTCTATTGACTCTGTAGTAGCAGCCGTTCTAACTGGTTCTACAGGAACTAACGTAATCTACGGTGGAGCCGCAACTGGCACCAACTCTATTACATCCTCTGGCACCATCACTTCTGCTAACATCCGTAAGGCTGTTGTTCAACTACGCAGCAACAAGGCAGTTCCTCGCATTGGCGATCTATATGCTGCATATCTACACCCACGTCAGTCTGCTGACCTCCGTGCCGAATCAGGTACTGGTGGATTCCAGGAACTAACCAAGTACGTTGATCGTACTCCGTTCGTTGCTGGAGCAGTTGGCGTTCTTGAAGGTGCATTCATTGTTGAAACACCTCGCGTTCCGTCTGCGGCAAATACGCAATCACCAGCAGTTACTGTCTATAGCGCAGTAGTTGCAGGTCGTGAAGCACTTGCTGAAGCAACCGTTCAAGATACATCAGTTGTGATTGGTCCAGAAATTGACGCTCTGCGCCGTTTCCGCACCATCGGCTGGTACTATTTCGGTGGCTTTGCACGTCTTCGTGAAGCGGCTCTATACCGCATTGAGACTGCAACTTCTATCAACTAGTAGTTGATTGACTATCAGGCAGGACCTAGAAGCCCTGCTTGGTGGTGAGTTAATTCTGAAAGGAAAAGATGCCCTACACATTAACGACACCTTGGCGTTGGGAAACTTGGGGAGCTGACTACACCCAGTTCACTCCATACGCTCGTCTTGCTGCTAGGCCAGTAACTGGTGGTTCAATAACAGGAACTATCAATCCATTTATTACTGATATTCCTCGTGGCTATACATTTATTGTTAATGGAACTACCGTTACTACAGAGCAGACACCAAGCCAAGACACACTAGCTGCTGCTGATTCATACTATCTTGGCGGAACTACCAATACAATTAGTGATGCTCAAGCCCAGATATTTATTAACGCTGGTTACTCAAGTTTTGTGACACAAATATAATGCCTAGATACGATTATATCTGTAGCACCTGCGAAGTTAAAGAAGAGATATTAAGATCATACTCTGACTTTGAAAAAGAAGAGATTTGCTCCGTCTGCAGTAATGAAATGATGAGAGTAATTACTATGCCAAACTTTGCAGGGTGCTTCCCTACCAGGCAAGGCTGGGATAAAGATAAAGAAATCAAATGGGATAAAGAATTGGACTCTTACTACTCTGCTGTAAAGCAGGGAGTAGAACCAATATCTACCAAGAAAAAAGATATAGACGCAGCAATGATGTTATCTAATGAGGTTGGTAAAGCCTTTGATGGAAACACTCTAAAGTTCAAGGAGAACTAAAATGCCAGGAAACTACCCAAACGAATATAGCAACAAGTTTGAGCCAGAAGAGAACGAGTACACACCTTGGCCTCCAGACACAAACGATAAGCCTTTTATGACCTATGAGTCCTTGATGAAGGGTGCTCCAGGAAAGCCTGCCAAATGAAGAAAGCAAAAGGCGCTAAGAAGGTTGCTAAAGTAATGCGTGAGTATAAGAAGGGCGAACTTAATATCGGCAAGTCTTCTAAGAAAGTAAAATCTAAGAAGCAAGCCATAGCTATTGCCTTGTCTCAAGCAGGAATGTCTAAGAAGAAAAAGTAATGTCTTCGGGACAATACAAGACACACCGAGGATTTAACTCTGTTCAGATTAAAAACGGATTTATTGTTAGACTCAATAAGAACGGAACAATCCGAGCAATCTTAGGAAAGTACGGAGAATATGGCAAAGAAAAAAAGTGATTCACGTCTTACACGCGCTGGTGTATCGGGCTTCAATAAGCCCAAGCGTACGCCTAGCCACCCAACTAAGAGCCACGTTGTTGTTGCCAAAGAAGGATCTCAAGTCAAGACAATTAGATTCGGACAGCAAGGCGTAAGCGGCGATAAGAAGCCTACTGCTAGACAGAAGTCATTCAAAGCAAGACATTCAAAAAACATTGCTAAAGGCAAGATGAGCGCCGCATTTTGGGCAGATAAGGTGAAGTGGTGAAGAAGAAACCATTCTGGGAAACAAAGAACCCAAAGAAGAAATCAACAAAATTAACACCTGCACAGAAGAGCGCAGCTAAAGCTCGCGCTAAAGCAGCAGGTCGTCCATATCCAAATCTAATAGATAACGCAGCAGCAGCAAGAAAAAAGAAGAAGTAAGGAGTAAACAGTGGCACTAGGTGTTGCAGGTACAACTCTCAACTCAGAGTTAAATCGTCTAGCTAATGGTGGAACCTATCGCATTGCTGCTAATATGGTTGATATGGCTAAGGCAGCCCGAGAATGGGCAGCGCAACGTAGCGTCACTCTTACTGTAACAGACACCGTAGGAGTTCTAAATCAAATTGCTGGCAACGCTAATAAAGCTAATTGGCTTGATTTTAATGGTGTATGTAATCAGCTCGCTTCTACTTCTGGCTTACCTGCGGCGGCTGCTCTCAGGGCGGTCTCTACCTGATGAGTGCGAAATATAATTTAGTCTGCGATCAGGCCACTACATTTAACTTTCAGTTCCAAGTGCAGAACAACATTGCTGGAACTGCAACTCCTTGGAACCTAACAGGATACACAGGAACAATGACAGTACGCCCATTTGTGGGCGCATCTACAACTACTGTAGTTGCATCTACTGCTAATGGTCGTATGGTATTTGATGCTCTTAATGGACGAGTTACCGTAACTATTGATGCTACAACTACTGGCGATATTGTTGCTAGTAGATATTCATATGATTTAGTTTTAGATTCAGGTGCAGAAATAACAAGAGTCTTAGAAGGTAAGTTCATAGTAACGGGGGCCGTGACTACGTGAGTACTATTATCGTAATTGAGTCAATCACTCCACAAGTTGCAGTAGAGTTTTCAGCAAGTCAAGGACCGCAAGGTGGTCAAGGACTAACAGGCCCTACTGGTCCTACAGGACCAACTGGTAATACTGGTGCTACAGGATCTACTGGCCCAACTGGTCTCACTGGTCCCACAGGAAGCACAGGAGCGACAGGTGCTACGGGCAATACAGGACAAACTGGTCCGACTGGGGCTACAGGCCCGACAGGAAGTACAGGAGCAACAGGACCCACAGGTGCTACAGGCCCAACTGGTAATACGGGTGCAACAGGTCCAACAGGACCTCAAGGTATTACAGGAGACACAGGACCGACTGGACCTACTGGTCCCGTAGGTGCCACAGGACCAGTAGGAGTCACTGGTAATACAGGTCCTGCGGGCGCTACAGGCCCTGTAGGAGCCACTGGACCGCAAGGTGTGACAGGTGACGTAGGTCCGACAGGGGTAATAGGCGCTACGGGGCCTACAGGCCCTACTGGTGCTACTGGAACAGTAGGTGCTACAGGCGCTACTGGACCAACTGGTGCTACAGGTGCCGATGGTGGCGGTGCTAACTTCTATGACTACAAAGTCAAGACAACTATTACTACAGGCGATCCTGGCAACACACATCTTATTTACAACAATGCAACACAAGTATCTGCCACTCAAATCAATGTAAGTCATATTGATGTTGATGGTTTTGATATTGACATCTTCTTGGCTTTGATTAAGCAAAACGATACTTTAATTATTCAAGATGATAATACTTCTGATAACTTCCAAAAGTGGACAGTATCTGCTGCACCAACACTGCAAACAGGATATGTTCAGATTCCAGTAACATTTGTAACATCAGGCGGAACTGGCACAACTAACTTTTCTAACAACCAAAATGTAATCTTTGTAATCTTTAGTGCTGGTATCGTAGGACCTACAGGTGCCACAGGTTCTATCGGTGCCACTGGTCCTACTGGGCCACAAGGTGTTACAGGCTCAACAGGTCCTATTGGTGCAACAGGACCTACTGGACCGCAAGGCACAGCAGGAGATGTTGGGGCAACTGGTGCGACAGGTCCAACTGGAGCAACAGGACCAATCGGAGCAACTGGACCTACTGGTCCAACAGGAGACATCGGACCTACTGGTGTCACTGGACCGATAGGTGTAACAGGACCTACAGGACCTACTGGTCCTACAGGTGCTACTGGTCCTACAGGTGCTACTGGTCCTACAGGAGCAACAGGACCAACTGGACCGCAAGGTATAACAGGTGATACTGGACCAACTGGAGTAACAGGACCAGCAGGAGTTACTGGTACTACTGGAGCGATAGGTGCTACTGGACCTACAGGACCTACAGGTCCAACAGGACCTACAGGTGTAACTGGTCCTACAGGTGCGGGATTAACCGATATCTCAGTTCGTGCTTTTGCTAACAGCACAACTACCTGTACAACAACTTACACTACTATTGCATTTGATAGTGAAGATTTTGACACTGATACAATGCACGACAACTCAACCAATAACAGTCGTTTGACAATTAAAACTGCTGGAAAATTTATTGTTGGCTCAACGGTTACTTCTAATGCTAACCAATCTATGTTTATCCGCATTTTACTTAATGGAACAACAGTTATTGCTGAGGCAAATGCTGGTAACGGTGGTCCTGGTGACAGTCGAGTCATTACAACTTTGTATAACTTTGCTCTTAATGATTATGTTGAAATCCAGTGTAAATCTGGTGGCGCTAATATCACAACAACCACTGGAACTAATTGTAATTTCTGGGCAAAGAAGATATAGGAGATATAAATGAAGCAGACGTATACTCCAATTCCTTTACAATGGGATAACAATAAGTTTGAGGAAGATAATAACTGTGTTGCCTATGCCGAAGATGGACTACTTGCAGTAGTAAGTGAAAATGGCATTGACAATTTAGAAGAAAAAATACAAGCCAATATCGCATCCTACGCAGAAGTCTTACAGCAAAGACAAGACTTAATGAACCGACTAGGGTTAACCCAAGAAGACATTGAATTGCTTTTGTTGTGGTAAAATAATATAACTTTCAATCTTAGGTGGTATGTGAGTCTCGACAAATACTTTGACAGAATTATTGTCATCAATGTCAATAGGCGTTCAGATCGTTTAGAGCAGTTCCGTAAAGAAGCCGAAACAGTTGGCTTTGACTTTGAAGTACATTCAGCAATGGATGGACAGTTCCTAGGTATGGACCCGATAGTGGCTGGCAGGTTAAGTCATATAGAGGTTCTACGAAAGATAAAGCCAGATGAGATGGTTCTTATCTGCGAAGATGATGCTAAATTTAGAGAAGACTTCAATGAGGTCTTTGATGAATATATGGCAGACCTGCCCGAAGACTGGGATATCTTCTATCTAGGAGCAGTAAAAAATGAGACTAAGCCAGTCAATAAACACTGGGTCAGACAGGTAGTCTCAACAGGGACTCAAGCCTATTGTGTCAACCCAGCCAAGGTAGATTTATTTATCCAGATAGCCAGAGAGTTTGACCGCCATATAGACATTGCCTATAGGGTCTGGGCTAACAGGACTAATGCCTATATTGCCCATCCAAATCTGGTAATTCAACACGATGGATTCTCAGATTTACGCGGCGAGTTAGTCTCCGATTTCCAGGGTTTTCAGTAGAATTGTGGTATGAGATTCCACGTCGTAGCACTACCACATACTAACACAACTAAAGATTTCGCAGGCTGTGCGTACACTGAAAAGGTACGCAGGTTCTGCAATATGATGAAGGGCTTAGGCCATACAGTCTATCTCTACGCAGGCGAAAAGAATGAAGCCGAAGTAGATGAACTTATTCCTTGTATCACTGAAACGCAACGACGTATTGTCGTAGGTAACAAGCCTTATGTAGAAGCACCGTTTGATTACCGTTTACCTCACTGGCAGAAGTTTAATAAGAAGGCTGCTGCTGAGATTAAGAAGCGAGCAGAGAAGACAGATTTTATCTGTGTCATTGGCGGAGCAAGTCATAAGCCAATCTCAGATGCACTGCCACATATGATGACAGTGGAGTTCGGTGTTGGATACTCAGGTATCTTTTCTAAGTATCGAGTATTTGAATCATATGCCTGGATGCACGCAGTCTACGCTCAACATCAGAACGCAGCGCAAGTAGATGGTTCATTCTTTGATGCGGTCATTCCAGGTTACTTAGATCCTGATATGTTCCCGCTAGGTAAAGGCGATGGAGATTATTACCTTTACATAGGCAGAATGGTTCCACGTAAAGGCATAGATATCGCAGCGCATATCTGCAAACTTATCGGTGCTCGTTTAATCTTTGCAGGACCTGGCCCACATATCCCGAACTATGGTGAGTATATCGGACCTGTTGGACCTGAGAAGCGAGCAGAGTTGATGGGTGGAGCAATCGCTACATTTGTACCGACTCTATACCTAGAACCCTTTGGTAATGTGAACATTGAATCACAAGCCTGCGGAACTCCAGTAATTACTACAGACTGGGGTGCATTTACTGAAACTGTTATAGAAGGTGTGACAGGCTTTAGATGTCGCAACGTTGAAGAATTCGTCTTGGCAACTCAGAATGTCAAGAACTTAGATCGCAAGGCAATACGAGAGAGAGCAGTATCGCTCTACTCCGTAGATGTTATTGCGAAGCAATATGAGAAATACTTCCGCAGATTAGAAACTCTGTGGGGAGATGGCTGGTATACGGAAGGAAACAATGCCAACACTGTCGGAGATGATAGACGAGGTACGGACTAACCTACAGGGTTATTCTCTTCGTCAAGATCGCATCACTTATGTAAATAACTCGGCTGGTCTGACGACTTCTAGTTTGTCAATTCAGGTTGGTTCAGGAGATAACCTTGCCAAAGGTTTGATTGAAATTGATGATGAGTTGATTTGGATTGATTCCTTCAACAAGACAAACAATACTCTCAACGTTATGGGTGCTCCGACTAACCCGATTGGTCGTGGCTTCCAAGGAACCACAGCATCACCACACGCACAGTATGCTCAAGTAACACTAGCTCCAACCTTCCCACGTATCAGCATAAAGAAGGCTATCAACGATACTATCAACAGTTACTTCCCTAAACTCTGGGCAGTAAGTTCAACTACCTTTACATTCAACGCATCACAGACTACCTATGCTTTACCTGATGATTTGGAATCAATTTTGTATATGTCTTGGCAGACTACAGGTTCTTCTCAGGAATGGTTACCTATTAACCGTTGGAGAGCAGACCCAATGGCAAATGCTGCGACCTTTAATACTAACAATACGGTGAACATCTATGAAAACATACAACCTGGTCGTACCGTTCAGGTCTGGTATACAACAGAAGGTAATACCCTTGATGCTAGTACCGATGACTATGCAGATGTCACTGGTCTGCCTGCAAGCACAGTAGATGTAACCATCCTCGGTGCCTGCTACAAACTTCTATCATTCCTTGACACTGGTCGTATCAATCTTACTAGTGCTGAGGCTGACCTTAATGACACCAAGAATCCGTACAACTCTGGTGCATCTGCTTCTCGTTATGTTTTTGCTCTGTATCAACAACGACTACAAGAGGAATCGTTGAAGTTGGCAGACAAATATCCAATTCGTATCCACTACACAAAATAAGGAAGGCTAATGACCAGACAATACTCGTCGATTAGCGTTGAGACGACACTAGCCTCAACAATATCGTCTAGCGCCACAACAATGACAGTGGCAGCAGGAACTGGCTCTGCCTTGCTTGGCGGAGTAACACTTGCCGCAGGCAACGTTGACCAGTTCACTGTTGCTATTGACCCAGATACCACAAACGAAGAAATCATATTTGTTACTGCAAGTTCTACCGATACTTTTACAATCGTCAGAGCACGTTCTGGAACATCTGGAGTGCAACACTCAGCAGGTGCAACAGTCAAACACGTACTTACTAGCGATGATCTTAATGCTTTCAAAGCATCTATCTCGCCTGTAACTAACTTAGGTTTTGCTGGCTCTACCTCTGGTAGCACCACAGTACAGGCTACTGCAGTAGCAGGAACAACCACGCTTACACTTCCTGCAGCAACAGATACCTTGGTAGGTAAAGCAACAACAGATACGCTGACTAACAAGACATTAACTAGCCCAACATTGAATACACCAACAATCAATGATGCTAGACAGAATCTAACTCTTAATGCCCAGACTGGTACTACATACACCTTGGTGCTAACCGACAATGGTCGCTTAGTTACCTTGAGCAATGCTGCTGCCATAACAGTAACTGTGCCACTTAACTCATCCGTTGCATTCGCTACTGGCGCAATCATCAATCTTCAACAGATTGGTGCAGGTCAGGTAACAGTGGCTGGAGCAAGCGGGGTAACTGTCAATGGAACTGGGACAGCCCTTCGTGCTCAATGGTCTGCAGCAAGCCTTGTTAAAACAGCAACAGATACTTGGACCGTGATTGGGGATATTGCCTGATGCCTATTCTTGGAATTATTGCTTCTTCGGGAATACCAAAAACTTTATCTATCGATTATCTTGTTGTTGCAGGCGGTGGTGGCGGTGGCAACCATACTAACAATGTCGGTTTGGGGCTTGGCGGTGGTGGCGCAGGCGGCTTGCGTTCAAGTGTCGCCTCAACAGGCGGCGGTGGTTCCGTTGAAACAGCAATACAAATAAGCAAAGCAACAAATTACACAGTTACAGTGGGCGCAGGTGGCGCGGCAAGCACTAGCGGCAATGATTCAATTTTTTCTACAATAACAAGTACAAAAGGTGGTTACGGTGGACATTCCGCTAATAACTCAGGAGCCGCAGGCGGTTCGGGTGGCGGTGCGTGTGGTTCAAGCGGTGCGGCAAATGGTGGCGCAGGTACGGCAAATCAAGGATTTGCAGGTGGCGGCGTTACCAATCCATCAACAGGTTTTGAAGCAGGCGCAGGCGGTGGTGGTGCGGGTGCCGCGGCGGTAAGTGTAAATTGTGCGACTGCAACGGTAGGTGGCGCAGGTGGCGCAGGTGTTTCTAATTCAATTACTGGCAGTTCGGTAAGTTACGCAGGTGGCGGCGGCGGTTCTATTCGTGGTTCAGGTTTATCTGGTGGCGCAGGTGGTACTGGCGGCGGTGGTACTGGCTGGGGTTCAACTTCGGTGGGTTCAAGTGGCGCAGCCAACACAGGCGGTGGCGGTGGTGGCGGTGGCAACAGCGCAAATCTTGGCGGCTCTGGCGTTGTAGTACTTCGTTATTTAACTACTGATGGAACCATAACTATTGGTGCAGGTTTAACAGGTAGCACAGCAACAGATGGGTCCTATAAAGTAACAACAATCACTGCTGGTACTGGAAATGTGAGTTGGGCATAATGGCACATTACGCATTTTTAGATGAGAACAATGTAGTAACTGAGGTTATTGCTGGGATAGATGAAACTGAACTTATAGAAGGTTTAGACACTGAAACTTGGTATGGCAATTTTAGAGGCCAAGTCTGTAAGCGCACTTCATATTGGACTTTTGGCAATGTTCATTATGGCGATGACGGCAGCCCTGCATTTCGTAAGAATTATGCTGGCATCGGATATGGTTTTGATGGTATCGGTTTTTTTGCGCCACAGCCTTATCCATCTTGGATTCTTAATCCAGAAACTTACTATTGGGAAGCACCTGTTCCATACCCAAATGATGGAAAAGATTATGTGTGGGATGAAGCAACACAAAGTTGGGTAGAAATACCCACCCCTTAACTAAGGAGTAAACCTTGGCACCATATGGTGACGATATTACCGAGGGTATTCCCTATACCCTATCCAATCCTGCTGGCTCGACTAACTATCAAGCCACAGGAGTTTCTTACGATATAGCCATCAACGGGCTGCCATTCTTTCTGGCTGCCAGTGATGATTCACCTTATCGCCGTGTAACGGCGCAGTATCGTAAGCAACAGTATGACCAGACCAGAGAAGCAGGCGAGCAATCGCTGACTGGTTGGTGGTTTAGATCTCAGTCATCATTTCATCTAGGTCAAGGAATTAAATACTTTGAGCCTGCTCAAGATGAGTCACTGCGATTCCAATACACAGAATCTAAAGGCTTGGATGTCTGGACTAAAGGTCAGGCTACCCTGCTAAATACTACAGTCAGGGCTTTAACTAGCGCCAATACCCCGATAATCATTGGTGCTAATGATGGTACTAATGACTGTTTAGTTGTAGCAGATGGCTCTGCCTTGAAGAAAGTTACGATGAGTAATGATACTCCTACTGACTCTACCTATACCCAAGCAGGAACTCCATCTACTATTCTTGATTTAACCACAGATGGAATCAGATACTGGTTTATCAATGGAACTCACGTTCATAGAGGAAATATCACATCAGGTAGTAGCACTGAAATCTATAACGCAAGCAGTACCACAAGTGCCAGAATTAAATACATTAAACAACGCCTTATTGCCAGCGTTAATAATAAACTTTATGAATTAAGTTCTACTCATACTGGCGGTGGCGCTCTACCATCAGACCACTATACCCATCCACAGAGTGACTGGATTTGGACTACTATCTCAGAGGGTCCTAATGCTATCTATGTAGGTGGCTATAGCCGTAAGAACTCATCTATCTATAAGATTACTTTAGATTTGGCTAATGCTAATGCTCTTGGCTTCCCAGAACTTAGCGTTCCTTCGGTAGTTATAGACCTACCTGAAGGTGAAATCATCAATACCTTTGATACCTACCTTGGTACCTACGCGGTACTATGCACTAACAAAGGTGTTCGAGTAGGAGTTCTAGGTAATGAAGGAGATGTCTCCTATGGACCGCTACTATTTGAAACAGAGTGTACTGATGTGTCCTTTAGAGACAAGTTTGCTTATGTATCTACCAAGCAGGGAAGCGAATCAGGTTTAGTTCGTATTGATTTATCACAGCCAGTAATTCCTAACAGCCTTGTCTTTGCCTATGCTTGGGATGTATGCGCCTCTGGCGAGACTACTACCAGTAACTCAGTAGCCTTTCTTGGTGGCACAGATCGTGTAGCTTTCTGTGTTCCAGGCGATGGTGTATGGGTTGAATCATACGGAGTCAAGGTTGCATCTGGTTATCTAAAGACTGGCTTTATCCGCTATAACACTCTTGAAGGTAAGCTATTCAAACTACTTACCCCGCGTATTGATACCACTAATGGTAGCTTGAGTATCTCATCTATCGGCTATGACTATACCGAATATGCAATCGGTTCTTTTGCTGAAGAGTCTACTGTTTCTGAAATCGGCATTCCTTATCCGCAAGGACCTCAAGAATACTTAGCCTTCAAGTTTACACTTAGCCGTGATGCCAATGACAGCACTCTTGGACCACTATTTACTGGCTACCAGTTGAAGTCTCTGCCCTCAGTACCTCGTCAAAGATTGATTCAGTATCCATTATTCTGTTATGACCACGAGAGCGATAAGTTCGGAGTGGAAGTAGGCTATGAAGGTTCTGCTTGGGACCGTATGCAACAACTCGAAGCAGTAGAAAACGTAGGCGATACCATCCGAGTAGAGGACTTCCGCACAGGAGAATCCTTTATTGGCCTGATAGAAGAGATGGACTTTATCAACCGTACACCGCAAGACAAAAGGTTCACAGGCTTTGGCGGAACCTTACTTGTCACTATTAGATCCGTATAGGAGCCTGCAATGACCCCTTCTGAATGGGCAATTCTTATTGCCACAGTTCTTGGAATAGCATCAACTTTATTTATGGGACTGCGTTGGATAGTCCATTCATTTCTTTATGAACTTAGACCTAATGGTGGCTCCAGCATCAAAGACACAGTGGCTCGACTAGAGACACGCGTTGACGAAATCTACAAGATTCTGGCAGAAAGAGGATGACAAGTGAAACCTGTTGCAAAGAGTGCAACACCTGCAGCAAGTGCCGTTCTAAGACAGGCAACTGCGCTTGCTCCAAAGCGCAAGAAGGTATCGGATGGACTCCTGCCAAGCAAGGCTCACATCAAGGCAAATCCTAACTCTGACCATAACACAGGTCACGCAGTAGATTTGACCCACGATCCACATAACGGAATTGATTGCAGCAAAATCTATGAGAAACTCAAGGAAGATAAGCGAGTCTCATACCTGATATTTAGTGGGCGCATCTGGTCTAAGGAACACGGTGACCGCGCTTACGAAGGACCAAATAAACACGTAAGTCATCTACACATTTCAATCAGGCAAGAGCACGATAAGGACACCAGTCCTTGGTTTCCCTGGTTGGAAAAGGCTAAGAGGACTCCGAAGGATGCCCTTACTGTGGCAAAGTCGAAGGCCTCTAAGCCTAAGAAGAAGACAGCCAAGGCTGCTACTAAGAATCAATCTCTTAGGAAGAAGTCCTTGTTTGTGTCCTTATTCAAGAGAGGAAAGTAATGAAGAAACTAGCAAAGAAAATCAAGAGCAAAGAGTTTAAGGCTGCTTTCAAGTCTTATCTCCGTGCTGTTCTAGCATCAGCAGCGACTATGGGAATTGCTTTGGCAACAGACCTAGCTCCTGAATACGCAATCCTAATCGGTGGTCTTACTGCCCCTATCGTCAAGTGGGCTGATAAGACTGAAGCGGAGTTCGGAAGAAAGTACGACGCTGTAAAGTAAGTAATTTGTAAGAGCGCTGCGAGGAAAGCCCTCATCCCTAACGGGGTGGGGGCTTCTTTTTTTATGCCTAAAAACTATTCTCGTTGTTATCAACAGGACAAGGGATACGAACTAGATTACCGCAGTTGACACAGGTAGCATCAAGAAAGTACCAGGATATCTCATAGTCTTGGAACTGAGCCATAATGTTAAACATAGTACAACCACAGCTACAGACGTGAGTAGGTCCAAGGGACCTGAGATCTGCTGCTTTGACTGGTGGTATTCTAAGCAGCCGAAGTAGACGGAACAACACTGAGTTCACGGCTCCTTCCTGATGTCAGTCGCCTCTCGCCGCCCTTGGCGGCTCGGAACGCTGTTACTGTTTATTCGCTCCGCTCATAGTTTAATGACAAGGTGTGTCGTTACTGGTACGACACGCCGATGGAAGGTATATTTCTCTGCTATGACGACACTGGTAGGAATACAGATTGAAGATATGGTGATACTGGCTGCTGATAGCCAGATTACTGAAGATAACTTACGGACTATAAGTAGTACTACGCCAAAGATTATTAACGTTGGTAGATACTTGATAGGACTGGTAGGAGATTCCAGGCCTGCTGATATCTTGGCTTACAACTGGAGTCCGCCACCCTACAAGGGAGCTGATCCCGTGCAGTGGATGGGTAAGAAAGTTATGCCTTCAATCCTGAAGGCTTTCAAAGAGAATGGATACGACCCGTATGAAGCAACCAAAGATAAAGAAACAGGGTTCGACTACCTTGTCGCGTTTGATGGCAACCTATTCCATATTGCAACTGACCTCTCGTTCATCCAGTCCGACAAAGGTATTTACGGCTTGGGTAGTGGTGGCGCTTATGCTCTCGGCTATCTATATGGTCGCGTTAATCGTCTTACGTTAGGCAACATTGACCAACACGCCGAACGCGCTGTTCAAATAGCCAGCATCCTTGACATCAATACCTGTCCACCGATTCAATTAGTCTCTCAAGGAAGGATAATAACGTGATACGAGACTATTCAATTCACTTCAGCTTTGGTAGTTTGAATAACTGGGGCCTTGGTATTGATTACTTTCACGACTATGACACTATGCCATACAGGTTAATTGCTAGAATGTTAGTAATAAATCTGATAGTATTCCGCTTCACAATAACTAGGTGGGAAAAGCATAAATGGATATAAAAGATTTATTAGTTAAGGCTCTCTACGAGAAAGAGAACAGTAGAGGCAGGTCACTGCAGACACAGATAGGTCCATCAGAGTTAGGTGGCTGTCGGCGTAAGGTCTGGTATAAATTAAACGGACAAGAAAAGACCAATGGCGGAGAGCTAAAGCTCGCAGCTATTATGGGTACTGCTATCCATAACTCTATAGAGAATGCTTTATCTAATAACAAAGAAGTTTTGCTAGAGCAAACAGTAGAACATAACGGAATGAAGGCTCACGTAGATCTCTACATTCCTGGGACAGGCGATGTAGTGGATTGGAAGACAGTGAAGTTGAAGAACCTCACTTACTTTCCAAGTCAGCAGCAACGCTGGCAAATACAAACTTACGGATACCTGATAGAACAAAGTGGCTTGGGGAAGGTTACTAATGTTCATCTGGTAGCAATACCGCGAGACGGTGACGAGCGCGATGTCAAGGTCCATACGGAGAAGTATGACCCTGCTGTTGCGCTCGAAGCCCTCTCTTGGTTAGAGGCTATTAAGACCAGTGAGGTTGCTCCTGAACCTGAAAAGGATGAGAGCTACTGCAAGTTCTATTGTAAATACTTTGACGCATCTGGTGAGATTGGATGCGTTGGTCTAAAAAAAGAACGTACAAAGACTGAGTTACCGCTCATTGAAAGTGATGAGTCTAGTAATCAGGCTTTGGAATATCTACAGATAGATCAGAAGATAAAAGAATTGACAACCAAGAAGGATGCTATTAAAGAAGCTCTTAGTGGGGTTGTCGGTGTCACAGCTACTGGAGTTGAAGTCCGTTGGACATCAGTAGCTGGACCTACGCAAGTAGATAAGGATGCAGTCGAGCAACTCATCGGCTTTTGTCCAACAATAAAAGGCAAGGAAAGTCTGCGCCTTTCAATTAAACATAATGGAGGTAAGTAAAGTGGCTGCACCAGAATCAACAAAGTTCCAAGTCAATTTCAAGACACCAGATGGAACCCTCATCAATCTTTATGCTACAAGCAAGGAGGAATTGGAAGGGTTGCTAACAGCAGCTTCTGACTTTTCTGCCCTTATTACAAGCACAAGTCAAGCGTATGCAGGCGCTGCACCTGCTGCTCCCGTTTACAATTCTGCACCAGCAGTAGCATCAGCGCCAGTATCTGCTGGCGGAGAAGAAACTGTCAACGATAAGTATGGCAACATCTGGGTATACAACCACCCAAGCGCACCAGAGTGCTCTCGTGGAAAGATGGTTCTAAAGCACGGCAAGGCACAAGCAACTGGCAAGCCATACAAGGGTTGGTTTGATCCCGCTACTGGTCCTAAGTGGACTGGTGCTAAAGTTCCAAAGGACCAACAAGCGGCAACGATTTGGGCGTAACACAATGCGAGAGCCGCGTGAATACGAGGCTCCGCTATGTGCACAAGTCGGAGGAGACCATTGGTTCCCAGAGGTTACTGGGACAGACAGTAGTTCTCGTTACCATACAAGTTTTGCAAAAACTATCTGTGGAAGATGTGTCCATAAATCCGAATGCGCTGAATGGGGTATACAGAACGAAAGATTTGGTATCTGGGGTGGCCTTACAGGGGCTGACCTAAAAGAAGCTAGAAGAAAAAGAAATGTAATACTGCCAAGGGAGGGGCATAATGCTTAGACTAGATAGAGCTTGGAAGTCTTCTCGTACTACAGCACAACCCCTGCCTACAGTATGGAAAGATCTAGAGAAGAAAGATATAAAGTTTAGACGAGGCCAAGTATGTATGGTCGCTGCTGCGCCCAATGCTGGTAAGTCTATGTTCGCTCTGGTCTATACCATTCAGGCAAAGGTTCCTACTTTATTCTTCTCAGCAGATACTGATACCGCTACAGTAATGATGCGAGCATCTGCACATACAGCAGGTCATACTCAGCAGACAGTTGAGAAAATGATTACTGAGAATCCTCGTTACTATGATAAGTACTTGGAGAGTATGTCGCATATACAATGGGTCTTTGACTCCAGTCCTAATCTTGATGATATAGAAATGGAAATCAAAGCCTACATAGAACTATATGGGTTGGCTCCAGAGCTAATCGTAATAGATAACTTAATGAATGTTGTTGCTGAATCTGATAATGAATGGGCAGGACTGCGCCAGATTATGGTTGAGTTGCACGATATGTCTAGGAAGACTGAAGCCTGTGTGTTAGTACTGCATCACGTATCAGAACAGAGTGAGTATGGTAATCCAACTGAACCTTCAGCTCGCCGTGCTATTCACGGAAAGGTAAGTCAGTTACCTGCGATGATACTTACTCTTGGCTATAGCCCAATAGAAAATACTTTAAGGGTTGCACCAGTAAAGAATCGTTTTGGTAAGCATCAAGCAGATGGTAAGGATTATGTAGGGCTCTTTGTGAACTTTGCTACCTGCCAGATATCTGACTCTGATTCTTATGGCAGAGCAATCCGTAATTCTAATGTGAGCAACTATGTCTAGTTACAATAAGGCTAAGGGTTCTAAGTTTGAGACAGATGTGATGAAGTATCTACGCAAACTAGGCCACTTTGCTGAAAGACTTGCTAAGGCAGGAGCCAATGACGAGGGTGATATTGTCACCATAATCGCAGGTCAGACCTATATTCTGGAATGTAAGAATAGAAAGTCATTAGATCTTCCTCAGTTCTGGGCGGAAGCTCAGGTTGAGGCAGCCAACTATGCGAAGGCGCGGGGTCTTGTGGTTGAGCCTCCCGCCTTCGTTATAGTTAAGAGGCGCAGAGCCAGCATAGAAGATGCTTGGGTAATACAAAATCTAGAGGAGTGGTTAAATGGCCTCAACAATAAAACCGCTAAAGCGGTGGAAAAAAACAGCTTGGAAGAAGAAATATCTAACACAGTCCCAGAGATGGGGGAAAGTAACAGTGACTAAAATGCCAGTACCAGAAGGAAAGATAACTAGCAGTGAGATATTTGCTACACCAGAAGTTAAAGAAGAACCGAAGGTGGAAGAAGTAGTAGTAGAAGAAGAACCTAAAAAGAAATGATGTGTGTGGACTGCAAGGTGGCTGGTGAGTTTAACTCACGAGGCCAGTATGATAAGGCTGAAGAGATGCACGGATACTGTAAAGGAGACTGCGCTTGCCAACACAAGACTGGTCCAGGGTGGTTCGTAAGAAAAGGTCAAAAGGCGACTCTGATGCAAACACAGTCTCCATAGCAGATGTAGTTAGACACTTCGGAGGCGAAGTAAAAGAAGGTCGCAACATATCTGTACGTTGTTGTATGCACGATGATGCTCGCAAGAGCGCAGTCATTGACACCTATAACAATTTGTATTTCTGTCATACCTGTGGCAAGGGTGGCAACGCTGTTAATGTAATTATGGAACTAGAGAATGTGGGGTTCAAAGATGCTCTCGCAAGGGCAGGCGAAATTATTGGAGGAAGCGGCTCATCACTACGCACAGGAGATAAGCCCAGAAGCTCTGCAATATCTAGAAGGACGTGGAATATCTGAGGAGGTAGCAGCTAGGTATCGTCTTGGTTCTATCACAGATCCGATAGAGGGACACCAAGGCTATCAAGGTTGGATATCTATACCTTACTTCACTGCCTTAGATATCTGTGTTGGCTTTAAGTTTAGAAGATTAGATGATGGTAAGCCTAAGTATGGAGCGCCTACTGGTCAGAAGTCGCACCTGTTTAATGTCATTTCAACTATGTCTAATACCAGCAGGGTAGTTGTATGTGAGGGTGAGTTTGATGCGATAGTTATGGAGGCTAACTGCCAAGTGCCAGCAGTAGGAGTGCCTGGTGTTGCT